CCCGTGTGATGTGGTGTAGAATATTCCTGAGCAATATGAAGCTTCTTGGTAGTTCTCGTGAAGTATGATTTCACATTTCATACCAAGTTCTAGGTACCGTTTCTTGAGATAATCAAGATCAGGACGAATAGAGGTAGCTATCATATTGTCATCACCTAGTACAATAATTTTTATATCACGCCAATCGCTCACGTTGTTGACATACATGGATATCAAAATGTTCAACAAAGAGTTGAACATCGAAGTCCATAAATCTCCTGACCTTCTACCGTGCTCCATCTTAACCTTGACAGATCCATCACGGTTGACTCCGTTCAAGTCAGTCCAGTGGTCATATAGAAATTGTATCTCTTCTGGGTGGCCAGTAACACGCTTTTGGAGGAAATAAAGTTCGATTTCCAGCATGGTCTTAGAAAGGGATCCATCCCAATTACTGACATCACTCTCGTACAGAAAAGGTCGGTCAACGGTCATTCCATCGAAGAAATCACCGAGATCGGTTGGCGTTGCACCACTCGAGTAGTATATGTTGCTGGTTTTGCAAAACGCTGTACTAATCAATTTCCCGAGGGTCCAAAAGAAGTAGCCAAATTTAGAGATTAAAATCGGATTTCGTGCCCAAATCATCCTGGGTTTGAAATTGTCTGGATTCTTACCTAAATAAGCTTCATCTTTGATAACAAGTTGGGCTACATTATCTTTCTCTTGAAGTGTGTCATACCTCTTCGAGTGATAATAGTCGCCTTTCTTGATGCCATATTTTCCACGCAAGTACTCAACAGACTTGGTGTCATCAAATGCTTCAACATTAAACAATGGTAACATGTTTAACATTTGAATGGCATAATGTTTGAAATCGTCCTGAACTCTTTGTTCTCCGAAGTCACTTGACCCCATCCTTATGTTGACGGCAGCCTCTAAATTCTGGCTGGTCTTGGACGGGTAAACGATAGGACCGCTGATAGAGGTTCCAAAACTTTCCACTGTTTCTGGTGCCTTCAAGGTTTCGTCATC